GTTCACCATTTGCGCGAGTGCACAGACTTTCGAGGTGCGGGTTTGTTGCCTCGTCCGTAGTTGCCGATGCACTCGAACCCATCGGTCGAGATGGTGCGCCTCGTGCCGTGTGCTGCCTTGAGGTTGGCCGGTGTCCACGCCAGGTCGGGCCGTGTGTCGTACGGGATCACGTGGTCAGCGGTGTCGGCCCCGTCGTGTCCGCACAGCCAGCACACGCCGTGGTCTCTGCGGATGATCCACGAGGCGAGGCGCTGCCAGCGTGGGCCGCTCGGTCTGGTCACTGCCACCCGTGGTGTGGGCAGGTACGGCGGATGGTGAACCACGAGAGCACGGGGCACCGTGGGTACCACACGGCGTACGTCCACTCGTCCTCGTCGTGCTCAGCCTCGAGCAGGAACGAGAGCGTGGGGCGGTACGACGGTACGACGAGGTACCCGCTCTCGGGTGTGGTCATCACGTGGTACGCGCACGTGCATGGCTTGACGGGTGGTGCGCTGTGGTGGGTGGGCTGTCCGGGGTACGCGTGCGCCTCGAGCTGTGGTGCGTGCCAGCTCGCGAGGCTGATGAGCACGCTCGCGACCCGTGCGCCGAACTCCTCCGCGTAGCCCTGTCCGCTGGTGAAGTGCACGCCGTCGATGCGGTAGTGGATCACCGGACGATCCCCTCGAGCGGACAGAACTCGGTGTGTGGCCGGCCGGGTGTCTGGTGGCAGGTGCCGCACTCGTCGGACAGCCGGCCGTAGCGTGCGGTCGCCTCGTACGGCCCGTCGTCGTGCAATTGCGAGACGCGCATTGTTGCGAGGTCGATTTCGTCGGGGTCGAGTCCGTGGAATGCAGCGGAGTCGAATAGGCGGGATACGGCTTTGAGCACCGAGGAGGTGCGGGTTATCTGGTGGTCGGATACGCCGCGGAGGATGCGGCGGGTGTCGGTGAGTTGCACGGTGCCTCCGGGTGGGTGGTTGTCCACAGATCGGTCCTCACCCTGTGGTTGGGCAGGGACCCGACCCGTTTGACCTAGATATGGGTAGTTACTTCCTCTTAGGCCCCTACAGATCGTGGGGGCTGTTGCACCTACGATTCGTAGGGATTAGCCCCTACAGATCGTGGGGGCTGGTGATGGTCAGTTTCCACACCTGACGGGTGCCGAATCCGGGGTTATCCACAACCCTCGAGACGGCCCCGGCCTTGATGAGCGCCGCGGTGTGTCGCCTCACCTCCTCCATCATCCATTTGCGTGCGGATTTCGCCTCTGGACTGTCGTCGTGGTCATTTGGTGGCTTTCTCCCGAGCCCTTCCGAGAGGTGTTTCCACCCGCGCCAGTAATGCGCCGCGGGCCGCTCCGGATCGGTGCTCGAGTCGAGTGAGTACGTCGCCATTCGTACGAGGAGCTTGAACGGTCCCGCGGGTAGGTGTCCCCAGTCGTTCGACACGGCGCGTACGAGCTGGTTACCCACGCTCGCGGCCGGGCCGGATCCGTACGACCACGCCCGCGCGGCTCAGAACGTCGCGTGAGAGCGTTTCGCGCAGTACGACGGGGTGCGGGTCCCAATACGCCTTATCGACGTACAGCGGCCGGACCTGAGCGTCGTTGCGCAACACCCCCGCGTCTTGCAGCGCATCGAGGACGAGCCGGGCGAACTTGTCCGAGTCGCCTGCCCCTTGCAGCGTGGGCCAAACCGGGGCACTGTTCGCGACCCGGTGAGCGTTGCGGCCGGTGCCGTAGTGCGACCGCGGCCGCGACAGGCTGAAGGTCAGCTCAACGTAGACGCTCTGGTGGGGGTCGGCCTGTTCGTGCACGAACCGGCGCGCGCCCGCGGTGACAATCTCGCGCCACCCCTCGTTGTCCACCGACTCGATGAGCTGATGCTTCACCTTGCCCCGAGCCCCTATGCACTTCATCGAGCCCTTTGGTTTCGGCTCGCCGTAGAGCTTGAATCCCCAATGGCGGGTGATCACCTGTAGCCTCCTGAGCTGGGTGGTTGGGGCCGGGGTCCGTCCGCAGGGGAGCGGACCCCGGCCTGTCTACGTCAGTCCTCGAGGTCGTGATCCCCGATGTGATCCCGCGGCAACAGGCACCGTTTCCCGTTGCTGATGTACGGGCATCGCTCGTCGTCGCTGAGCGATGCGTCGATCACGTCCTCGGGGGTCGAGCGCATCTTGTCACTCGAGGTCACGCCGGCATCGAGGATGAGGACGAGCCGCTCCGCCGTGGGCTTGTACTCCACATCCCACGCCATGCCGACGAGCTTGTCCGCGATCTTGCTCGCGTCGTGGTCGGACAGTGCGCCGGCGTCGAACGCCTCGTCCGATGCGAGCCGGATCGCCTCCGCGAGGATCGCGACCCCGACCGCTCTCGAACCGATGGTGATCCGGCCCGGCTTACGCGTCCGTGCCACCGTCGCCCCCGTCCTCGTCCTCGAGCTGGCCGCCGTCCGCCTCATCGAGCGGGAGCGGGTTCTTCCCCGTCCGCTCGAAGAACGCCTCCTCCACGGTTCGGCGGAACTCGCCGTCCGGGAGCGACCCGTCCGTGGTGATCACCTCCACCTGACGGATGCGGAGGCGGGGCACCGTGCGCCCCTCATCGAAGTTGATCCGCGCCTCGGGTACGTCGAACACCACCCAGCACCCCAACATGAGGGTGTGGTCGTTCGCGATGTCCTCCGCGTAGTGGTCGAGACCGTTCCACTCCTCGCCGCCGGGGAGCTTCCCCGAGATGGTTACTTTGGCGCTCACGCGCTCACTCCTGATCTGTCGGCAACGCCAACTGTTCGGGCCGTGGCACCTCGGGACACACGTCCTGATGTGGGATCCACAGCGTTTCGTACGACTGCGGGGCGGTTCCGGGGGTCCGGAGGTAGCCCTCGAGCCGGTTGTTCATCACGGTCGCCGCGTAGATCGCGCGTCGGTCCGTGAGCGGGGCCGGTTTCATGCACACCGGCACCACGTCTGTGCAGAGCGGGGCGAGGTACAGCCACCGGACGGGGCCGGCGCACTTGCCACACTCTCGGTTGCCCCACGGCGGGAGCGAGGGCTCCCGCCGCTTGGGCCGGCGCATCCGGGTCATCAGTTGCGCCGCGCCCGGCGTTCGCGCTCCGCGAGCTCGAGCTCGTCCGCGTGGTCGAGGAGGCTTGCCGCCATGCCGCGGACGACGAGGTGGTCAACGGGGCCGTAGAACCATACGAGCTCGCCCTCGCGGCTGTACGCGCGGAAGAACCCGCGGGCCGTCTCGTACGAGCCGATGAAGTCCATAGCGCCGACCGCACCGTCCGGCACTCGAGGCGGAGGGATCGTCCGCACCGGGTGATCAGGGGGAAGCTCCTCAGGCTTCACGGTTCGCCTCCCACTGCTCCGCGGCCGTCCGGATCAGCTCCTCGAGCTCGTCCACGCTGTTCACGCGTGCCAGCGCCGATAGGAGTTTGGACCCGTCCTCCGAGCTGAGCCCGCCGGGCTCGTCCGCGACTGACTTGAACGTGGTCACCTGACGCCCGAGGAGCGCGCTCGCCGCGTGGTGGATCTGCATCCGATCCTTGAGCCCGAGCGACCCGAACGCCGCCTCGAGCGCCCGTTTCTGGCCGGGGTGGATGCCCTCGGGTACCTCGTCCACCACCTCGCCGTCGAGTACCTCGTCCGCGGCCGCCTCCATCTCCGCGTACTGCTCGTCGGTGCCGGTGGCCGCTACGTCGTCGGCCGACCCGTCGCCCTCGCTCATGAGGTTCGAGTCCTGCTCGAGCAGATCACCCGAGCAGGAGTGCCACCCGTCGCGGTCGTTCCACGCGTGCGAGTCGTGCTCGCGCACGATCTTGCACCGGCGCGCGTCCACCTCGTCACCCATGCCGCCGCCGTACGAGTGTTTCCCCTCGTGCCCGGCGTAGTACCGGCACCGGTGCCCGTGCGACTCCACGGGGCACCCGGACGGCTCCTCAGCGGTGAGCGCTGCCTCCTGCCCCTCGCCGGTGCACCAATGCCGCTTGAAGTCGGCCGACCAGAAGTGCCCCGCCGGCGAACCGTCCTCGAGCCGCGCCCCGTGGTCCCCGGCGATGTGGCAGGGAGCCACGTCGTACCCGTGACACGTGTACTTGTAGCGGCCGCTCTTGAACTCGTGCTCCCCGTGAGCACCGCCGACCCCGGCGAGCTCGCACGAGGCGAACCCGGTCCCCTCGGGCTTGGAGGAGTCGGCCGGGGTGGAGCTGGTGCTCGCCTGCCCCTCCCCAGGGGTGGAGTCCCCGGCCGTCTCCGCGGCGGCCGGCTCCCCGGTCGCCGGGCTAGAACCGGCCGCCTGTGGCGACTCTACGCCCCGCAGCGGCGGCCGTGGCGCGGTCGGCACCGACCCAGACGACACGGGGGGAGTCGCCGGGGCCGGGCCGCCCGCTGCCTTGCTCGTGCCCTTCCGCGGCCGCCGTGAAACCGCCGTACCGGAGCTCGAGGGAGCCGGGCCGGACGGGGCCGCCGGCGACTCGTCGTATAGGTCGCCGTCCTCGAGCTCGTCCACCGAGGGGAGCCCATGTGTCACGTCGGCAAAGATCAGCCGGCACAGCTCCGCGGTAGCCCTTGCCTCGAGCATCTGACGAGGGTGCCGCTTCCAGTTGTTCTTACCGAGGAGCCCGGCCCGCTCCGCCATAGCGATGTTCCACGTAACCGCGGTCGGTGCGCCGTACGTCGGGGTGCCGTTGATCGGGTTCCGGCCGATCCACCGGCGACCGGTCGCGGTGACCTGCATCGGGACGCTCAGGTCGTACGAGAGCTCGTGCCCGGCGCTCAACACCATCGCCCGCATGTGCTCCGCGGAGAGCGACGGCCGGCCCTCCACCACGTGCACCTGTGACAGCGCCTGCATCGGGGGCATCTCGAGCTCCCGGCCGAACAGGATCGCCGCGGTGATCGCGGCCGGTTTCTGCCGGATCGCGACCGGGACGAACTCGGTACCGGCGACCTGAGACGCGAGCTCCGCCACCGGCTGTAGGACCCGGATCCATCCATCGGTCCGCTCGTTCGCGACCTCTCCGACCACGAGCTCCCCGCGGACCTGCTCGCCCTTGTGAACTTCCATCTCACCGCTCACGCGATGTGCTCCTCTCGTTCCCTGAGCGGCTCGAGCGGCTGCCCGATCCGCGAGTCGTCACCGATCGCCGCCTGATCGCGTGCGACCTGTAGCACGTACAGGAACTCCTCGAACGCGGACTGATCAGCCTCTACCGGCACGAGCTCTACGCCGTCCGGGGTGATGTGGACGACGTACGCCCCGTCGAACTCCGGGGTCGGCTCCTCGCGGCCGTCCGGGTACCACAGGTCGGTATGCCGGTACGCCGCGAGCTGATAGACGTTCTCCTCGTAGATGCGGTTCGTGCGCTTGAAGTCAACGAGCGCGTGGATCCCGCGACGGCCGAACACCCCGGCGTTGTCGAGGGTGCCGGCGTACCGGTGGGTGACGTTGACGCACGGCACCTCGCCGCCCCACCCGGTGTACTCCTCGAGGTCGAGCCACCGGGCGAGCGCCTCCGCTTCCGGCCGCGCCTCGTCCGGGACGTACACCTGTTCGCCGCGGACGAGTTTCTCCGCGACCTTGTGTAGGTCGGTGCCCTTCATCGCCGCCTTGCGTTTCGTCTTGTACTGAACGCCCTTGAGCTCCTCGAGCCGCTCGGACACGTCCAGCTTGGACAGGCGAGCCCAATGGTCAATCGCGTACTCCGCGGTGACCCGGCCGGCCCACCCGGTGAGCCCCTTTTTCGCGAGCACATCGAGCGCCGTGGTGACCCCGATCAGCTTGTGCGGATCGGTACGGCGGTACCGGCCGGGGCAATCGCAGTCGAGGCGAAACGCGTGCCCACCGGACCCGAATTTGTTGATCTTGAGCCGGTTAGCCGAGCCGGCTCGAGCGGCCGAAGCGCTCACGTGTGAGCTCCTTCCGTTTGTCGTCGGCCGCCGCGGCGAGCCGGGTGAGCGTCGTCGCGACCGCGTTGTCAACGTCGAGGTGGATCTGTTCGAGCTCGCTCCGGACGCGCTCCTCGATGAGGTGCTCGAGCCGCTCGGTGAGCCTCAGGCACACGTCCGCGGGGAGGAGCTCCGCGAGCTGGGTGGACAGATACGGCCGCCCGAGTACGGCGTTCATCCGGTCACGGGCGAGCGGCTGCCACGACTCCGAGAGCATCTCGCGGAAGTCCACCCGGCCGGTGTCGGTCGCCGGCGCGCGGAGCGTCACCGACCCGTCCGGGTTCATAGGGGTATTGACGATTTCCTCGAGCAGATCCTCGGGGGTTTGGTCGGGGTGTACCGGGCTGATCTTGATGTACCCCGGCTCGCCGGGGCCGTCCGCGGTGCCCGCGTCTCCGCCCTTGAGCTCGATCATGTACCGCGGGGCCGGGTCGGTACGCCGCCACGTGAGGCGCTGGTCATCCTCGCGGCCGGCGAGCCAGTGCTCGCCCGCGTCGTCCGACTGCCGGGTCCCCGGCTGCACCTGATCCGCGTAGAGCTTGCTCGCGTTCACCCAGATATAGGCGACCGGGCCGCGATCGTCGTCCACCGGGCTCACTTCACCCGCTCCCACGTCGCCCCGTCGCACCGGACCTCGACCGCGTAATCCGTGGCCTTGATCGTCAGCACGGCCTGAGTGCCCGCCTCGTAGATCTTGTTCGAGATGATCGAATCGAGCTCGCCGTCCGTGTCCTTCAGCCGGGCCGCGTAGCACGCGATCGAGTCGGCCGGGACCGTGGCGCGGTAGGTGCCCGCCTTCACGTCTTTGCCGACGAACAGCACACCGTCACGCGGGACCGCGGCCGGGGTGACCTTCTTCGCGCCCGGCTTGGTGGTCGGACTCGGGACGGCCGGGCCGGGCTTGCTCGGGGTCGGTGCAACGTGAGGAGCGCTGTCCGGCCCGTTGGCCGCGCCGATCGCACCGTCGAACACGAGCGCCGTGCATCCGCCAACGAGCGCGATCGCGACGAGGCAGAACCCGACGACGATCCCCACCACCCGGCCGGGACGCTTGGGCCGCCGCGGCGGGGGGAGCTGACGGAAGTGCTCCGGCGGGACCTGCCCGAACGGACGCTGATCCGGGGTCGAGTAGGGGCCGCGCTGATCGCGGCCGTAGCCGTACTGGTTGTTCTGGTCGTTCATCGGAACGTGTCCTCCTGAGTAGTACTTCACGGTGGGTGGTGCGGGTCAGTCGTTGAGGAGCTTGGACGGCTCCACCTCGAGTACGGCCGCGATGCGCTCGAGCTTGGGGAGCGTGATCGCGGTCTGTCCGAGGAGCATCGCGGTCACCGACGTACGGCCCATGCCGATGCGCTCCGCGAACTCCTCCTGTGTGATCCGCCGGCGAGCGAGCTCCGCGCGGATGTTGGCCGCGGTGCGGCCGTTCAACGTGTCGGTCATGGCGAGGACAGTAGACCTCACCCGGTCTACATGTCAAAGGATCCGAACATCTAGACCGGGTGCTTGCACATGTAGTACGGTCTCACCTGTTCGCTCAACCGAAGGGGATTCGCACCATGCACGAGTCAGCAGATCTGAAAGTCACGTGGCAGCTCGAGGAGTCCGAGCGCTTCACGTGGTCGAAATCCGGAGCGCACGAGGGCCACGAATTCACCGTGGAATCCTTCTCGCTCGAGCTCTACACCGGCACCGACCGCGGGCCGTGTGTCCAGCTCTCCGGGCCGTGGCTCCACGGGTACAACCCCGAGCGGGGATCCAGCACCGGCAAGGGGTGGCAGTTCCTCTATGCCGACCACGCCCCCGACGCGGACCGGATCCGGGAGCTCCCGCTCGAGGTCCGGCAGGCACTCACCGACCGCGGGTTGCACATCCCGCTCACGGCCGCCGAGCTCGAGCTCGAGCCCTCGTTCCCGGTGTACGAGGAGGTTCGCGACGACGAGGGGATCCTCATCACGCGCCGACTGGTGAACCCGTCCTGATGGGGAACAACGGCAAGCACACCGAGAAATCGGACGACGAGCTGTTGACCGCCGCGGCCGCGCGGTTCAACATCAACCGGCCGACGTGCCGACAGCGGTTCGGCATCGGGAAACGCAAGGTCTGCACCCTGCCGAAGGGGCACAAGGGAGGCCACAAACAGTAGGCTCGCGAGCGTGGATCCCCCCATCGGATCCGCCTCCTGAAACGAAACACCCCCCGGACCACCGATCCGGGGGGTGTTTCGCGTTCACTCAGGGAGATTCGAGGGTACCTCGTCGGCCGGGTCCGCCGGCCAATCCGGGTCACCGGGGAGCGGCGGGTACCCGTCCTCGATGCACTGTCGAGGGCATTCGGAGTGCACCACCGTGCCGATGAGGGTGTCCGGGTGTCCGGGGCAGTCCATCAGATCCACCTCTCGTCGGTGTCCGGCTTGGTGTCCACCGCGAGGTACGCCGGGTCGCCGGCGGCCGTGCGGGGATCCGCTACCGGGGTTGTCTTGGTCTGTGCGAGCTCGCCGCCGCCGACCACGAGCACCCCGCCGGCGAGCGCAATCCACAGAGCGGCCTTGTCGGCACTCAGCAGACCGTACGCGACCGCGAGAGCGAACCCCGGAGCACAGAGGCCGTAGAGGTACACCCTGACCGGTCGTCGCCGCAGAGCGGCCGCTACGCCCTTCACGTCAGCCCGCAGCGGGCTGGGTGTTCGCCGCGATCGTCTCGAGGACCTTGAGCTCCGCCTTCCGGTGGTCGCGAGCCTCGTCCACGAGCGTGTCCGCGGTCCCCTTCTCGTCGCTGAACAGCGCCCGGCCGTACTCGGTGAGCGCCGCGAGGGTGCCCGCCTTCACGGCCGCGGTGATCTGTGCCTCAGTCGCCATGTCGAACCAATCCTCCTGTGTGGTGTGGCCGGGCTCGAAAGCGCCCGCCTCGATCAATGCTCGCGTCTCGTCGCCGGGACAGTCGGTGCCCGCCGGCCGTACGGCGCTGTGCGGCTTGACCGCGGTCCCGTGCGGGTAGATCCGGCGGAAGTCAGCCAGCACGGCGGCCGTGGTCGCGATCAGCGCCGGGCTCGGTGTCTCGCCGGTGCCGACGATGAGCAGGATCGCGCCGTACCGCTCGTTCACGTCCTCGTTGCCGTTGGCACCTGATTGCGTGCGCAGACCGCGGAGCGTCCACGCCCGCCCGGCCTGATCTACCGCGACCTGATACGCGATATCGGACCACCCGCGCGTCCGCATGTGGTAGTCCTGCCACCCGCGGAGCGCCTCCGCCACGTCGGCCGCCTTGAACAGCCGGCGCGCGCCCATCCCCGGCCAGTGCAGCGCCGCGCCCTCCACCTCGTCAGGATCGAGGTTGCCCGGCCCCGGCTCGGGAGCTCGAGCTCCCCACGCCGACCGGGGCAGATACTCCACCATCGTTTCCTCCTATCCGCCGACCCCGAGGAGGGGGCCGATCACCGCACCCATCACACCACCACCGAGCAGGGCCACGCCCGCGGTGATCCACATCCGCCGTTCGAGCCCGCGGAGCCGCGTCTCGTGATCAGCGAACGTGCTCGCCCCGGACGCGAGCCGGCCGTCAAGGCTCGCGAGCTGCCCGGTCATCGTCGCCTGTTGCGACTCGGTGACCCGGATACGGCCCTCGTGGTCTTGGTGGTTGGCGTTGAAGGTGTCGAGCTTTGCCTCGATGCGGATCATGCGCTCTACGAGCGGGGGCACCTGATCCGCTGGAATCGTCACCGTCATGCCCCTAGTAGACCGTGCGGGTAAGGATCAGCCCGGCCGAACCCGCCCCACCCGCGAGGTTCGCCGTCGTGCCGAACGCCCCGCCGCCGCCGGACCCGTACAGGTCGGCCGCGTTGCCGACACCCGCCGCGGTCCGCGGCCGCGCGCCGGACCCGTACGGGCTCGAGCCGCCGAGCCCGATGAGCGCCGCGATGCCGGCGAACACCCGGCCGTTCGCGCCCTTCATGCCGGGGAAGTGCGCGACTCCACCCACGCCGCCAGATCCGCCGTTGCCGCCGACACTGATCCCCGCGCCGGCGGTCGAGGTCATCCCGCCACCCCCGAGCCCACCGAGCGCCGTAACGCCCTTGAACGTGGTGGTCCCGCCCGTGCCGCCGGTGCCCGACCCGGCCGCGCCGGCAGTACCTCCAGCGCCGATCGTGAATGCCTCGAGCGCGTTGAGCTGGTCCTCACGGAAGAACGCGAGGAACATCTCGCCGGCCCCGCCGTACGCGCCCTCGCTCTGTCCCGATGCCGCACCGGTGATGCCACCACCACCGCCGCCGCCGGCGATGCCGAGCACCCACAGCCCCCGGAACCCGTTCGGCCGGGTCCAGTTGCCCGACACCGTGAGTCGCTGAACGTCGGGGTCGCCGGGGGCAAAGATGATGTCACCCGCGTTGTATCCGGTCACTGTGGGATCCCTCCTAGTACGCGAACCGTGGGGTGTCCCACAGCTTGACGGTAGCGCCGGCCGCGTGCGCCGCGACGACGCCATTGACCGACCGGACAACGGTCGCTGTCTGCGGTGATGCCGCACCGGTGATGCCAGTGCACGTGACGCGCTCGCCCTCCACGTTGAGGTCGAACGGGAACGCGGCCGGGTCGGTGGTCCACAGGCAGTCGGGGGCCGTGGACACGAGCGCGAACGAGGTCGCGGCCGTGGTCACCGCAGCGTTGAGGCTCGAGCCGGGGTGATCGAACCGCGCGGTGTCGAACTTCGCGACTTGGTACGGCTCGCCCGGCGCACAGTTGAACGTGATGGTCCACGTTGCGTTGTCGATCGTCTCCGAGCTCCCGAGGACGATGAGGTCCACGTCATCAGGCATGTCGGCCGCGGTGATATTGGTGATCGGCATCCGGTCGCCCACCTCGAGCGCGAGGATTGCCTCGAGGAGTGCGGGGTCGGACTGAATCTCCGCGGCCGCGAGATTGAACGTCACCGAGGGAAACCGGGCCGCGTCGAGGGTGCCGAGCCTGAGCCACCATCCGGCCGCGCCGGGGAGCTGTGCGTCGGTCTGCACATTGACGGTTACCTCGTCCTCGTACTGCCCGATGCCCGCCGGCGGGTCGAGGGTGCTCATCGGGCCGGACGTGAGCGCGAGGTTGAACGAGCCGCCGTCGCGCCTCGAGGCTGTCACGTCGTTGCGGGTGGACTCGTCGTCATCCACCGGCTCGAACGGAGGAGCGACCACCTTCGCGGAGTAGTCGATGGTCACCGCGGGGTCCTGCGCGTACATGCTCGCCCGCGTCCGGTACAGGAGCGCGAGGTCGTCCCGCGTCTCGGTCAGGATCCCGAAATCGGTTGTCTCCGCATCCTTGATCGCCGCGAGCCGCGCCTCCGCGAACTGCGGACCCATGACCGTAGCGTCGGCAGCGTCCCCGATCACGGTGAGCCCGATCCCGCCCTCGTCGCACAGTCGCTCGATACGCTCCGCCGCGGTTTCGCCGGCGTATCCGAACGCGGCCGCTACGGTGTCCGCGATCGCCGGAATCTGCGCAGCGTTCGCGTTGGCCCAACAGGCAATGTGCGCAATCTTCATCACGGTCTGATTCACGTACCGCGTATAGCGGAGGTCGAATTGCGCCCACCCGTTGAGCACGTAGCCGGCCATAGTGCCCGAGCTCCGGAGCGTGCCGTCGATGTAGACCGCGAACTGAGTATCGGCCCCCGACTTGGTGAGCTGGAATCGGAGGTGATGCAGGTTGGCGTCTTGGAGCTCGATGAACGGCCCCTGAGTCGCGAACCCGATCGGCCCGACCGCCGGGTCATCGAAGGACACCTGTAGCGTGCCGTCGTTCGTCGGGGTGTCGAGGACGAGCGACCAGATCATCCCGGAGTAGTCCGCGAGGTTGATCGTCAGCACCCCGAGCGAGGGCGATTGGTACACCATGTCGAATGCGATGTTCTGGTCACCGGTCGCCACGTCACCGAACATCGCCGCGAGGTCGCTCGTCGCGTTGAGCTCCATCCCCGAGCCGATCCAGCTCGCGCCCATGTCGCGGCCGTAGGTGTAGACCGGGTGCACCGACCCGGTGAAGGACCACGGGTAGAACCGGGTCTGGAGGTAGTAGTTCAACGGGGCGAGGTTGAGGCTGTAGACCGTGCCCTCCGCGCCCTCGAGGGGCACATAGAACGCGAGCGCGTCCACGTTGTCGGACCGGAGGATGAAGTCACGGAGCCCGGTCTTGACCGGTGCTTTGCCCTGCCCGAGCCGGCGGAGGATCCCGTTCGCGGTGATCGGTACGTACTTGTCCGAGTGCGACGGATCCCAACGCGGAGGCCACTCCGCGACCTCGCCCACGAACCGCGTCCACGTCTTGCCGAACCAGATCCGGGCCGCGTCGGGGCCACCTTGCGGAAACCATGTGTTGCCCTGAGCATCGGTCCAGCTCGAGCCCGCGAACGGAACCGGGTCGAGCGGCTGACTACGCGGGTCCGGATCGGCCCGGAGCGCCCCGTTGATGCCGGCCCGGAGCTCGAAGTCATACACCACCACCGGCCCCGAGCGTCCCCACGTCCACGCGTCGGCACCCCACGCCGCGCCGACCCGGTTGTTCGCGGTGGTGTCCGCGATGCTCGTCACGCCGGCGGACACCACGTCAGCGCCGACCTGAGTCCACGGCCCCGCGATCGTCGGGGCTTGGTAGAACCGCGCCGTACGGCCGCCGGCCCCGTTGTCCACGTCGAGGGTGAACCGCAGAGCGCGCCGATCCTTGTCCGGGCCGGCGAGCGCCGTGGTCGCCTGAGCGGTGAGCCCGGAGGTTCCGTCCGACGACCACCGGAGCGTCAGGATGCCACCGAGCACGAGGAACGCCCACGAGAGCGAGCCAGGGAACCACTTGCTCGCGAGGTCGAACCCCGCGGTCGGCCACTTCCAAGCGCTGTCGGGGTCGCCGTCATCGAGGAGCTCGAGGTCGATCCGCACATCGATATCACCGGTGATCGAGGTACCGGCGGAGTCGTTCGCGACGATGTTCGCCGGCGTGCCCCGAGTCAGCACGAGCCCGTACGTCGCCTCGTCGCGGACCACCGACACCCGGAGCGGGGTGTTCCGCCCGAACTGCCCCGCGATCGGGCTATTCGGGTTCCGCGGACTGAACACCCCGCCGGTGTTGTTGAGGGTGACGTTCGCCTGTGACGGCCCGGCGGCCGACTCGGTAGCCGAGCGGCCGCGGGTGATGGTGATCGGGTCGCGGTTGAACCGCTTGTCCGAGACGTTCGCCCAGTCGGTAGACCGGAGCTTGAGCTCGGTGAGGATCAGGTTTCTCACCGGCCCAACACCACCTGTACGTCGCCGCCCTCGATCCGGATTGCCTCGCGGAGGATCTGAATCAACAGCTTGCCGACCCGGCCGCCGTCCGACCGGAGCACGATCACCGGGCCGCTCGAGCTGTTCGAGCCACCCGTCACCCGCTCGCCGGCCTTCAGCACCGCGAGAGTCTCCGACCCCATCGCGCCGGACACCACGCCGCCGGTGTGGAAATAGGGGATCCGGAACTCTTTGCCGCCGATGTTCGGGATCCACCCCGGCACCGTGAACCCCTTGCCGCCCACGGTGTTGTTCCACGCGGAGCGGATCCCGGACACCGCCGCCCGGAACGGGGCCGCGATCGCGTTACCGACCCCCTTGAAGAATCCGCCGATCTTGCCCGGTACGCCCTTCGCGAATGACACGATCGAGTTGAACGCTCCGACTACGAGGTTCTTCGCCCCGGTCGCCCCATTCGAGATTCCGTTCCATGCCGCTTGGATCCCCGGCCACACCGTGCCGGTGAAGAACCGAGCGACCGCCTGAGCGGCATTCTTCACGGCACCGAGCGCCCCGTTCACGATGTTGCGGAAGGTCTCCGACTTCTTGTACGCGTAGATGAATCCGGCCACGAGCAGGGTGATTGCGGTGATCACGAGCCCGATCGGGTTCGCCCGCATCGCGACGTTGAGCGCCCACTGTCCCGCGGTCATCGCCTTCTGTGCGGCCGTGGTCGCGATCGCCGCGCCTTTCTGAGCCACCATCGCGGCCGTCTGCCGCACGGTGTCAGCCTTCGCCGCGATGCTCGAGGCGGAGAACCCCTTCATGGCGGGGATCAGCAGATTGTAGAAACCGGACCCTAGGTCACCGATACCCGCGCCGAGCTGGAAGAACCCGTTGAACAGGTCGCCCCGGCTGATCGCCGCAACGCCGCCCATCGTGTCCTGTACGCCAGTGAGGGTGTCGCGGAACCCCATCGCCTTTGTGTCCACGTTGTCGGCCGCCTCGCCGGCGCGGTCGAACCCGTTCGCGGTGTCCTCACCGACCCGGCGACTCGACTCGCCCACGGAATCCGCGAGCCGCTTGGAGCTCTGCCCCACCGAGTCGAACGCCTTCTCGAGGCTCGAGGCATCGCCCGCGAGGGTAAGGGTCACCTGTGGTTTGCCCGCCATGATCAGTCCACCTCCACGCCCGCGGCTCGAGCCGCGTCCAGTAGTGCCGCCTCTAGGTTGACAGCCAGCTCCTCGCGGTGGCTGAAGTACGACGCATAGATGTATCGGCCGTCTTTGCGGAACGGCCGGTTACCCGCTCGAGGGGCCGTGCCGCCGAAGTCAAGCCACGGGTAGTACGGCACTTTCTTTGAGCCGCCGGTGATCCGAAACGCCTTCTGTGTGGACTGAGCACGAACGGACGCCCGCGCCCGGCCCGATTTCCTCGGAACCCCGGCGCGAGCGTCCGTGACGATCGCCTCGCCCGACTTGTTGAACGCGACCCGGAGCACCTTGGGGAGCTCGTTGTCGATTGCCTTGAGCCCCCGGACGAACTCGTTGAGCCCTTGGATCCGGATCGCGTCCGCCACGTCGTCAGCCTCCCCGCTTCAGCCTCTCGAGCTCCTGCTGTTGCGCTATCCGCGCGTAGTACATGTTCCACCGGAGGAACTCAGCGTGGCTCATCGAGCGCCGCAGCTCCCCCACGGTGCGCCCCAGCTTCACCGCGAGGAAGTGCTCGAACTCGAGCTCGGTGCTACTGCTCAGCGCCAGATACGCGGCTTTTGTCGGCACCCTGCTCGAGCCCGGAAATCCGGGAGATGGTCTTGGTGACCTCCTCGAGGTCTCCGCCGGCCTTCTCCACGGTCTGCCAGCGCTCCACCTCGCCCGGCGTCATGGTCGGGTTGACGAGCCCGAGCGCGACCATGTGCGCCTCGAACTGTGCGAACGTGAGCTTTTGCCGCCGGCGCGCGTCTTGCAACCCGAGCACCTCAGCTCGGGACAGCGCCCGGACCGTGACCACGCCGGCGTACGTCTTGACCTGTTCCGTCTCGTCGCCGCGGTCCGGGTCGCCCGCGAGGAGCGCGTTCTTCAGATCCACATCACCCATCGGTCAGTCCTCCTATACCTGCGGGGTGGTGTCCACCTCGCCGTCGATCGTCCACTCGGACGACCACGCGACCATATCCGCCGTGGGTGCGGTCTCCACGTACGAGTTGAGGATCGCGTCGAACACGTCCTGTGGCTTGCCCGAGCCCGCGCCCTCGATCTGCCGGGTAACGCTCGCGCTCAGTCCGACGAGCGGGTCCAGAACCGCCCGCGGGCCGGTGGCGGCCGTGGAGTCGTACACCCCGCTCATCGTGAACTTGCTATCGAGGAGCCCGCCGTCGTACCGGTGCGCGTTGTTGCCGTAGGTCGTGGTGTCGTGGGTGTCCGCGCCCTTGGTGAGCTCGGATGCGTTGGTGTACTGGGAAAGGTCGTTCGCTCCGACCTTGACCACCGTGTTTTTGCCGTGCACGTGCGCCATATCAGGCACTCCCGCTTCCTGTGATATCGAGGATGAACGTCGCGGTCAGGTAGTCGATAGCGCCCCACGCGATCACGTCGAACTCAACGGTCTGCACCCGCAGCGTGTAGAACGCGACGTACGGCGTTGACTCGTCCTCGAGCACGGCCTTCACCGAGCTCGCCCCGTCGCCCGCGACGAATGGCGCGAGGTTCGTCCGTGCCGCCCGATCAGACACCTTGCCGACCGCCAGCACCACCGGCAGTGTGTACCGGTCTGAGCCGCGGCCGTACGTCATGTCGAACGTGATTTCCGGCAGGCTGACCACCGCGTGCGGCGGGTTGATCGAGTCCACCGGCCCGTCCGACACCCTCAGCTTGGGGATCGTCTCGAGCCGATCGGCAATCTCGGTCATCACCGCATCGATGTTCACGCCGACCACCACCGGCGAACGTAGTCGCTCACCATGACCGCCACGTCGGGGTCAACCTTCGCGAGGAGCCGCATCTCCGAGCCCGACTCAGGCGACCCGGCGACCCCGAACGGGGCATCAGCCCGCTTGAAGAACCGCGCGGTCTGGAGGAGTGTCGCGTCCTTGATCGTGTCCGGGACCGTGGTCCACCCGAACACCGCGGTCACGGTCACACCGCCGTACGACGTGGCCGGCCGGACCGTGCCGCCGAACACGAGCTCGGTGTACGGGTCGCCCTCGCTCGCAGCGTTGAGCGGGGCCGGCCGGTAGTCGGTGATCGCCGTGCTGTTCGAGGTGACCTCCACCCCCGTCAGGTCTTGGAGGTCATCGATCGCCACGAACCAACCGCGGTCCGCGTCGTACTGCGCGGTGTAGTACCGGGCCGCGGCCGCCTCGAGCTTGCCGAACTGCCGGTGTGTGGCGCGATCGATCGCACGGGAGGCGGCCGCCGCGTCGAGCCCCAACCGAACGTCGTCCTCGGTGTCGGTGGCAGGGATCCGGAGATACGCCTTCGCCTCGTCCGTGGTGACGTAGGTGGGTTTCCACATGGTGCCGTCCTCCCGTGCTCGGTTCGATCAGACAGCCGCGGTGACGACGGCCCGGCGAACGCTCTTGCTCTGGGTGCCGACCGCGCCCGGCGTCTGCCGGACGATCACGCCGGTGTAACCCCAGATCCCGAGGACGATGCTCTCCGGGCCGGCCACCTCCTCGAACCGGAACCGCAGGAGGTTGGACTCGAACAACACCGTGTCGCTCGCCTTCATCACGCCGTACGACTCCGGGTACGCCGTGGTGCCGAACCCGTCCGAAGCGATGATGCCGAGCCCGGCGAACCGGCCGTCAACGGCCACCTCACCGACACCCATGACGTTCATCGCCCCGCCCGAGTCGCCCGGCACGAGCGGCCGCCCGGTCGAGTCCTTCAGCTTGAGGTGCTCGCCGTACCGGCGGACGCTCATCCACATCAGGTCGGCCGGCCGCTTGCGCGCCTGACGGACCGCGATCTGAAGATCGATCGCCGCGTCATACGCCGCCCCGCCGTTGGACGCCTCGAACGCCGCCTCGTTGGCGAACGTGGTCACGGCCGCGCCCGCAGCGGTGACGATCGCGGAGGCGACCTTGGTCTCCACCTTGTCGTCGTACACCTCGATCAGATCGCCGTAGATCAGCAGGTCCACCGCGGGGGTGGACATGTCGATCATCTGCCGGCTCACCGTCTGCTTGCCCGAGGTCGGCTTGGGGCTGACCACGTGCACGTCGCTGTCCCACGCGTCGGTCCCGTCCACCGGGTCGTTCTCGTTGACCTGCTCCGCGACCACGGCATCGGTGCCCGCGGTCTGCCGCGGGAGCGTGATCGGCCGCGGGTCGTCCCCGAGCGGGATGTTCCGGACCGCATTCGCGATCCGCCGGCCCTGCCGAGCGAGCGTCTCGAACTCCTCGGTCAGCCACTTGGGCGGGACGATGCCCACGCCCTCGCCGCCGGTGTCGAGCGCGCGCATGTGCTCGGTGAGTCGCTGCCCGGCGAGCTCGTCCTTGTTGACCTTGGAGCGGTACAGGTCACCGAAGAACGAGTGCTGACCACCGGCCGCGGCCGACCGGTAGTGGCCGGGGTCGCGGTCCTTCGCGGACGTGCTCGAGGTGCCGCCACCGAGGGAACGAGCGCGCTCGTCGTTGGTCAGCATGTCGCCGGCGAGCTCCTCCATCCGCCGGTTGCGCGTCTCGATCTTGGTGAGCTCCTCGATCTCCTCGAACAACGCCTGAGCGGTGGTGTTCTGCTCGCGGACGAGGGTCGCCTCCTGCTCGGACAGCGCCCGGCCCTTGGTGCCGTCGCCGTTGTCGTGCTCGCTCGCGCGGTTGTGGATGCCCTCGATCGATGCCTTCAGCGCCTCGTACTGGGTGCGCTTGGCCTTGAGGTACGGGTTCACGGATCAGTCCTCCGGGTCGTGGTGGATTCACACGCCGGGGTGTCTGCCGTCCCTGACCGGGGTGCCCCGGCTCGAGAGGGAGCTCGAGCCGGGGGGTGTCGCCTCAGGAGTGCAGGGGTGCCGTACGCCTACGGCACCGATGGTAGATCAGACGAGCGGGAGGGGCCGGAGTCCCTCGATGATGCGGCGGGTTTCCTCGAGCGACCGGAGCGCGAGCTCGTGCGGGTCCTCGTCCTGCTCGAGCTCGAGCACGTCCTCGAGGTCGGGGAGCGCGAGCGACCGCACTCCGGTCATCACCGCGCCCTGTCGGCCGTACGCGCCGGCCATGACGACCGCGACCTCCGACGCGTCAGCCTTCACCCGCTCGGTGATCGGGCCGCCGGGGTCCGCGACCATGCGGTTACGGCGCTCGCGGAACCCGACGCTCAGCTCCCGGAGCGCACCGTCGCGGACGAGCTCGAGCGTCTCGTCACCCATCGAGGTACGGCTCACGCGCCATTCGCCGTACAGCCCGGCCGCGTCGTCGCGCAGCATCTTGGTAGCGCCGATCAGTACGCCGCCGAACGGGAGGTGATCCCGAGCAAAGGCGATGCGGTTCGCTGCCCGGAGCTGGTGGTTGAACGCCCCCCGAGCGAACCGCTCGCGGATCCCCTCGCTCGGGACGTTGATCGTACGGCCGTACGGCACAGCGATGCCGACGATCGTGCGGCCGTCGCCGTCCGAGCGGACCTCGAGGTCGGGGGTGAACGAGCGGTACAGCATGTCGGCTCAGCTCCTCAGATCGGCTCGAGTGACGAAATGACCGGGGCACAGCCCGTCCATCGATGCTTCCCGGTGGCACGTCTCGAGCTTGCACTCGATCACGTCCGGGACCGTGCAGTCGTCAGCCTCCGATGCCGGTGTCGTCTGGTCCGGAGTCCTCCGGGTCGCCGTTGCCCGGCCCGGTGTCGCCTTGCTGCTCGTCGCCTTGCGGGTCATCCTCAGCACCTCCAGTGCCATTCTGCGGGACGGCCGGTGCCGCCGCGGGGAACTCGTCGCCGCCCTCGAGCGGGGTGAGCCCGTCCTGAGCCCGGAGCTCGTTCGGGGTCCGCTGCCTCGAGGTGACCTGAATCTGTCCGATTTGCGCTTGGGTGAGCGCGTCGGGCCGGGTGAACTCGTCGGTGTCCGGCAGGACCCACAGGTTCGGGTCCATCCACAGCCGGGAGAGCTCCGCGGTGAACCGCCCGAGATACCCGCGGAGGCCCCATTTCGTGAACTTCACGTCCTCCGCGTTGTCGTTGCGGTACGTCCGGTTGCTCGTCTCCGCGCCCAGGTCGGACGGCTGTAGCCCGAAGATCAGTGCCGTCTCGAGGAGGCTCATCTTCCGCGCCTCCACGAGCTGCAACTCGGTCGGGTTCCACGCGAGCGTCTCGAACGAAGTACTCGCGTTGAGCACCTGAATCTGTCGGGTGCGCTGGTTGCGGTACCACTGCCGGCGCATATCCGCCGCCTCGGTCTCATCGAGGTCGGGATTGTCCGACTTGAGGATTCCGGTCGGCACACCGTCGCCGCCGCCGGCGGCCGCCGCCTGCCGGTTGAGCTCGAGGGCCAGATCGAGCGAGCCCGCGCCGGATCCGTTCCACCCGCGGAGATGCGACTCGAGCACACCCCACCCGCGTACGTCGGAGGGCTGACACGGCCCCTTCACGTGGAACATCGCGTCCCGCCCGAACGTCTGGCCGGCGACTGAGTACTCAATCGCGCCGACCGGGAGCCCGGAGGTGTAGCTCGTCCGGCCCTCCGCGCCGATGCGCCGGATCCCGACCTGATTCGCGGGGAGCGGGAGGATTGCGTCCGGGATGCCGTCCTCGTCCCTCGAGGCGATGAGCCCGACCGCGTTCCCGTGCCACACGAGGTCGAGCGCCCAGCTCGAGAACGTCGTCATGAGCATTTCTGGCGGGGCCGGCTGTTGCAGCAGGGCCGGACGCGGGAGCCGGATCCGCCGGTTACGGATCACCCGCCACAGATCCCAATTCACCGAGCCGATCGCGTCGGAAATCTTCATGCTCGCGCGCCACGCCGCCGGCAGTCCGAGCCCGCCGCCGTACGCCTGTAGCGGGTTGTTGATCGGGTTCCCGTCGATGATCAGCTCGAACCCGGCCCCGGCAACCCGGTTGCGCTGGTCATCGGTCGGGGTGCGGCGGAACGCCGCGCCGAGCCCCATCACAACCACCCCGCCTCAGCCGCGGTGCCGAGAGCAACCAACAGCGCCCCCGCAACCAGCACGGCCCACGCGGGGCCGGCGAGCACCCCAAGCGCACCGACGAACAGGAGCCCGCCGAGCGCTTGGATCACTACAGATCGCTTCATCAAAACACCCTCGATCGTGGTCGTTCGGGTTCGACAACCGGGGGGTGATCGGCACCCCACAGCGCTAGTGTCCCCGACGTAACCGGGGTGATCGGCTCACCCGTGGTATCGAACGCGAGTCCCTGCCCCAGCTTGCGCCACGCGACGTGTCCGAACGCGTCCACCGTGTCGGAGTCACCGTAATGCAGCACCGAGGGCCGGGCCGCCTTGATCTGCTCGTGAAACCGCACGCACGCCGCGGAGTAGTCCGGAGCGCTCACCCGCTGCACCTCGTACCCCGCGCGCTCCACCTCGTCGGCCACGTCTCGAGCCGGGCCGGCGTTGTTGCACGTCACCCGGCGGAGTCCCTGCCGCTCGAGGTAGCCAATCACCGCGCCGGCCACCCACCGGGTGCCGAGCCCATGCTCGATGAGCTCCACGAGCCCGAGCCCGGACCCGTCGCGCCACCCGGCGGAGATGCTCGCCGCCCGGAGCTTGGGGTCCACGTCGAACGCGAGGAACGGGGTCGCGCCGGCGGGGATCCGCGCGAGCGTGGTGGTCGCGGTCACGATCGCGCTGTGGAATAGCCGCTCGCCCTCGTCCTCGGTGCTGATGTTGCCGTACGACCGCAGCACCCCGACACGGCCGATCAGCTCGTCCGCGAGGTCATCCCTGACGAACTGCTCGAGCTTGCTCGCCGTCATCAGCGGGTGCACGCCGGCCGCCGGGTGGTACTCGAGGATCAGCCGCACCAACTCGTCATCATCGAGCTCGCGCGTCTTGACCCCGTTCACCACCTCGGGAACCGACCACTCGAAGTACGCCGTACCGCGGTTCGCGCCCAGCTCCACCGCGCGCCGGCCCTCCTGCCGCTCCGCGTTGAGCCAGATCGAGAGCTCAGTACCCATCGTGGAGATGAGCCACGCCTGAGCGTTCGTCGTCAGGAACGTCGGCCGGTAACCCGCCTTCATCTTGGTCGCCGCCTCCGCGTCGTACCACCAGAGCTCATCGAGGCTCAGGAGGTCGATCGCCTTGCTGTGGAGCTTGTCCCCGTTCGGCGGGATCGGCACCAACCGCGAGTTGGTGGGGAGCCAGATCAGCCGCTCTTTGCCGGTGGTGGTGTACGCCCGGAACTTGCCGGCGAGCGGACTGAGCTCGAGGAGCCGGCACGTCTCGCGCCACAGCTCGAGCGCCTCCTCGCCGCCCTGAGCGCTCATCCACAGGCGACGGTCCTTCCCGGTCGCCATGCGATCCACCTTGACCGCGGTGTCGAGCGCCGACTTGCCCGCCCGGCGCTGCACAGTCAGGACCACTTTGTCGTACGCCCACCACCCGGTCACCGGGTCAATCTCGAGGGCCACGTCCGCTACGTACTGCTGCCACGGCATGAGCGGCATACCGAGCAGGCGAGCCATGCGCCCCACGCGGGGGCCGTACGTCAGCCGCTCAGGAGTGCGCCGCGTGGCCCATCTCGGGGCCGCTCCCCACGATTTCGGCCAACTCTCGGTCAACGTCGTCGCCGTCATCGTCCCCGCCTC